CGTCGGGGCCCCTAGTATCCGGTAAAACCGGTATTAGGTTCTTGAGCGTCACGTCTGACGTCTCTACTCAGGCATTAAATGCCATCGGGTTTCTTCATACACCATCATAAAGGATAGTAGCTATGCGAGACCAAATTCGAATCCAGTTGGAGTTCGATTTCCCTTTTGAAGGGGTCAACACCTTACTCTGGTTAGAGTTTCAGTATCGTTGGTGCTACATACCCGCGTGGTGGGATAGGAAGGATAACCCGTTCCGCGTAATAGCGGATAAAGGTGCTTCAGTTAGGGCTTTCGGAGCCCGCATTCTTGAAAGTTAGTACTCTTGATCCTTCTTCAGTCGAAAGACTGAGGGAGCCTTGAGGAAACCGAGTATGGGTGCAGGTTTCGATCCTGCTGTTGTAATTGGACTTTTCTTCCTGAAGGAGTAACTCGTGACGCGTCCAAGCTTCTCCGTAAGTATCCCGGATCGCCTCGTGATTTCTGCACCTAACGGTACAGGGGCCACGGAGCACTGGGTTACTGCCAAATTTGGCATGGAGGATGTGACCGGCGTTTCGCGAAGAAAGCCACAAGGGTTTTTAGCCCCTACGGCCTACTACTTCAAGAAAGTCCATACTCTCTACCAGCGAGGTTCATGTACGCTTCGGGCTCCTGATTGGATTGATCCAACCGGGAGCTTGGGCATTATGTATGTGGGCCAAGTTGGTAGTTCCCAGTCGCCGGCCCCCGTTGGGGACGCGCAATTTGGGACCTTTCCCGAGTACGATTTGGTTAACGATGAAGGCCTACGGAATGCAGCTTTGATAGCTGTCCGAAGTAGGCTCAAGCGAAGCCACGTCAACCTCGGAGTTGCTTACGGTGAACGAAAGAAAACCGCGCAACTATTAGGTGAGACCGCTACTCGTCTTGCACGATCAGCCAGAGCCTTGAAACGCGGACAAATCCGCAAGGCAATGAGGGAACTCGGTATCGCTGGAAAGCGGCGAGAACCCCGTGGGGCTACTGTCCCACAGAAATGGCTGGAACTGCAGTACGGGTGGAAACCCTTGCTCAGCGACGTTTACGGCGCTGCTAAGGCCCTTGAAAATAGGCCTAAAGGTGACTGGAGAGTCACAGCTAAGGCTACTCGGTCGTTGAAAGACCAGAAGGTTGTAACCTTCGCGGGGCAATTTATGTCCCGGAGTAGTGCGAGTTGGAGTAAGTCGGTCTTTGCAAGGATCGACGCTCTACCTCAGAACGAGGCAATAATCTCGTTGGCGTCTCTAGGCGCTCTTAATCCACTCTCTGTGGCTTGGGAGCTAGTTCCCTTCAGTTTTGTCGCCGATTGGTTTATTCCGATTGGTGGCTTTATTGATTCATTGGACGCCATGCTCGGTTACGGCGAGTCCTTCTATTCTTCAACGCTGCTCACAAAAGCAGTAGTAAAGAGTAAGGGGCTTTCTGGAATCGTTTATGGTTCTTGGCCAGTGGTCAACGACTTTGTGGGAACGAAAAGGATGGTGCTGATGGTGCGTGAGGTTTCTACCTCTGTACCGTTACCTGTCCTACCGGGCTTTAAAGATCCCCGGTCCTTGGGACATATGGCCAATGGCCTAGCTTTGATAGCTAGCGTCTTTGGCGGTAAGTCATCGAAGACCTTTCGGTGATTTATTGGGTAGTTCTCGAGGTAAACCTGCATATCGCAGGAGCCTCTACAAACTTTCCGCAATCAGGAGGCATAAACATGCCCGCTATCGCAGCCCTGTCCGTTAATGATGGACAAGCCTCACCGGCCGCTCACACGTTCAGCCCCGTTTCTACAAACGGGTCACTGGCCAAGTGGGCGGATCGGACTCCCGCCACCCCAGCTGGGTACCTTCAGATCTCTCATGAGGTCCTGGTCCCGTCGGGGAGTCGCACCGTCTACCAAATCAAGGCTGGGTACATGATGCCCGTCTTGGCTACGGTGGATGAATCGGAGGTCGCAGTTCGGTACTCGAGTGCTCAGGTAACCCTGAACATTCACCCGGACAGCACGTTGCAGGAACGGAAGGATCTTCTGGCTTACGTTGCCAATTCTCTTGGCATCGCTGGTTGGAAGACGTCCGTCGAGAACCTGGAGCCGTATTACTAGTATGGCTACCCGCAAGGGTGGTCGTACCAGCATGCGGCGAATTCTGCTCGTTCTAAACGTAGCCATATATGGGTACGTGATCGTGCAGTTGGTCTTGGTTTTGGTGTAAACCAGAACTTCCTGATTTGATCTTAACCCTAAAGGGGATCATATGCGCTTTAAAAAGCGTCTACGTGCCATCGGATTCTCGAATGAGAAGTTCCTTGGGCTCATTTCCACCACCTTAGGCATTTCGCCTGTTGGTGTTCTTGGACGTGAAACTCCTCTCGACTTTTCTAGTCTTGAGGCTGCACGAGGCTCTCTTCTGATAAGAGAACTCTTTTCCAAGTACGATGATGGGGAACCATCGCCGGAAAAAGAGAAGAGGACGTGGGAGCGATTCCACGAAGCCGAGCGATCCTGTCTTGCCGCTAACCAACGAATAGCGAAATGGACCATGAACCGGAACCTCTTTTGGAGGATGGTTGCAGGTCGTATCCGCGACGCGTTGGGGAGGTTCGACTGGAATGAGGCTGCTAGGTTCTTTGCTTTTGGCCCGGGTTCAACAACTCGGCTCCCTAGAAGCAGGAGCTTCGCTGCTTATAAGTATTCCGGTATACCGGAAAGCACGTTCGGAAATGCAGACCTCGCTCGGGCCGCTATTGCGGTCCGTCCATTGTGGAAACACAGTGTCCTTTTGAAAGGAGAGGAATCGAACGATCTCGTTAAGGTCGTTATCGGTAACTGCATCATTGCTGTTCCGAAGAACTACAAGACCGACCGGACCATCGCTAAAGAGCCCTGTATGAATATTTATATTCAGAAAGGTATCGGGCGTGTAATCCGTCATCGGTTAAAGAGGCTTGGAGTCGACCTGGATGATCAAACGCGGAACCAGCGTGCTGCCAAAGAAGGCAGTATTTCTGGAACGTTAGCTACCGTCGATTTATCGATGGCTAGCGATACGGTGCCGCGCGAGTTAGTCCACTGGCTTCTGCCTCCCGAATGGAGTAGCGCCCTAGAGCAGGCGCGATCTCAGAACGGGGTTCTTCCTTCTGGTGAATTAATTCATTACCAGAAGTTCTCGTCGATGGGCAATGGCTTCACTTTTGAGCTTGAATCGCTCATTTTCTGGGCTATAGCCCAGGAGTGTTGTCGCCCTTTCCAATTAGACGAGAAGGAGGCATCGGTTTGTGTGTATGGTGACGACATTGTGTTACCTACGCAGTTCTACGAACTATTCTGTAGTAAACTCGTTGAGGCCGGCTTTACGCCGAACCCCGATAAGTCCTACGGCTCTGGTCCGTACCGCGAGAGTTGTGGTAAACACTACTTTTGTGGAACCGATATCACGCCGTTTTACGTTAGGAAACAAGTGCAAACTCTGGACAGACTCTTCCTTACCCACAACAACCTTTTCAGGTGGTGTGAAAGGACAGCGTTCCCAGTACCGGAAGCATTAACAACGCTTCGGGAATTAGCACCTGCGTCTTGGCGTGTTCCCCGTCTACCAGATGGATACGGAGATGGCGCTTTTATAGGCGCCGTCGATGAACTCCAGTTGGATTCTCATCCTTATGGATGGGAATACTGGCAGGTCAAAGCACTAAGTAGGTCACAAACCGAACTTTGCGATGATTTGCCATTTGGGCAACTGATTGCTTCTTTAGAAGTAACCAGTGCTAGTAACTCAAGAGACCCCCTCATAGAAAAGGTGGGCTTGCGAGAGTCGGCTAGCGGGCTACCCGCGAGGGTAGGGCGATACCAGACAATTAATATTCTGGTACCTCAGCATCCCCGGGAGTAATCCCGGATTTTGGTGGAATTCCACCTGG